GCTGTAGAGCCCAAGGTAAGCGGTATGACCGCCGAGGAGCGCGCAGCTCACGAGGCATACATGAATGAGCTTGTTCCCATTAAGCTCTTCAAGGACAACGGCAAGTACAAGGACGACGTATTCGTCTCCTGCAACGGCGAGACTATCGCCATCCAGCGCGGCACTCGCGTGGAAATCAAGCGCAAGTTCGCTGAGATTCTGGACAACTCCGAGCACCAGGACTATGAGACTGCTATGCTCATCGAGCAGAAGTCCAACGAGTTTGAGGCTGCTACCAGAGCACATCTGGGCTAAAAAAAGAATACAACCGCGATAGTAGATTAAACTCTATGACACGGCATAGGGACGAGAGCTTTGCTATAGGGCGAGGCTGGGCGTCCCTTTTTTTATTTAGAAAGGAGTGGCTATCATGCCAGTATTCAGTAAAAGCCTTGGCATAATGGATTACAGCTCTCCAGAGGCTATCAAGGCGATAGCCAACCACATCCGAGTGATGCAGGAGGAGCTGGAGTATAGGCTCTCTGTCCTCGACAGCAGCAACATTAACGAGATAAACGCAGACCAGACCAGTATCGTCACCAAAAATGGCAACCTTATTGAAATCATCAATGAGACAGACAAGAGCATAGCAAAGCTGAACATGACCGACGAGGAGATAGCTCTCAGCGTGGAGAATGCTAATGACAACATCTCCGAGATTAAACAGTACGCAGAGAGCATCACCTTGAGCGTAAGCAATGGCGAGACCTCCAGCACCCTGACTTTGAAAGCTGGGGAAACTGTTTTGACCAGTCAGAGCATCACTTTTAATGGCGTTGTTACCTTTAAGGGGCTGCAGGAAGGCACTACCACTATTGATGGTGCTTGCATCAAGACGGGAACGATATCGGCGGATCGCTTGAGTTTGACAGGTGCAATTACCTTTGAGGATTTGGCTGATGATGCCAAGACCGCTATCGATAATGCAGCTCCCAAATATCAGTATTCTGTGAACGGCTCAAGTGCTTGGCACAACGAAATGTTGACCACGGACTATTACCGCAGGGAGTCCACTGACGGAGGAGCTACATGGGGTGCAGCTTACCAATTCAGAGGTACAAACGGCAAAGACGGCAGCGATGCTAATGTGCCCAGCTACATCACTTCCACCAAGATTACGAAGACCACCATCGAGTCTCCTGCCATAAGCGGCGGCTCTATAAGTGGTACGGACATTTTTGGCGGCACGTTCTGGGATATTCAAGGTAAGGTAAAACTGACTCTCAATGGCAACAACTTCGGCTACGGCGATATGTACCTGCGTAATGTTGACAATGATACCGTACTTGCTGTGCTGGACAACATTGACTACACCTCGCTTTTTGGAAGAGGCGTTGAAGTGTTGAGAATAAGCGCAGCCACTGGAGCTACTCACCCTATAGGCGAATGGAATTTCGGAGCTGCCACAGTAAGCGGTCTGCATCTCACATTCAGTTAAGGAGCGGATAGTATGGCAACATTTGAAGCCACAATGTACAAGACCAGCTCCACCACGGCGTACTTCAGCGCAAGCTTCTCAGGAGGCGACGCAAGCTACGCCAAAGCCAGATATGTAAAGCTGGTAGTTGGCGGCGTAACCTATCAAATCACCAGTAACGAGTCAAGCGGCGGAAGCAACAGCTTCTCAAAAGCCGTGAGCGGCTTGAGCGCAGGCACTACCTATTCATGGACAGCAACGCTGGGCTATGTGGACGGAAGCGGCAACATAGTGTGGTCTACCTACACCGATAGCGGCAACTTCACCACCGATACGGCAAGCCTCAATGTTGAGAAGTGGAGCTGGTCGGCATCCACCGACAGAGCCAACTTCCTCAAGATGTGCAACGGACAGCTTCCCGTGGACTATGCCTATGCATCCGTATGGAACGAAATCGTTGACAAGATAGACGAAGTGCTTAACGCAATGGGTCTTTACTGGCAGAGCAACTATGCAAGCAAAGCAAATACCAAAGCAAGCGCAGGCAAGAGCTTGTCCGCAGTTATGTATAACAGTGCGAAGCACAATGTGGAGCGCATGGCTTCCACGGGTACGTCTCCCGTAAGTAAAGGAAACAAGATATTCGGCAAGCACTTCACTGCGCTTACAGACGCAATAAACACCGCCATAGGCTAAGAGGTGAAAGCATGGAAGAAATCAAGAAAGCAATAGACGAGGCATTCCGCCTTGTATCCTCCATCTATGTACGACAGAACGATGTTGAGGTTATGGCGGCAGCAAAGGCTCATCTGCGATAGGCATACGCGGCGGCGGAAGCTATAGAAGCAGAGGAAGCTGAAAAAAAGGAGTGATACTATGAGAGAAATCCTTGCGAGGGATGGGCAGGAGCTTGAGCTGGGCAGACGTGGAGAGAACAAAGCGGTATGCATCTGCTTTGATATCTCCGCGTGGGTTAAGACCTACGGCAACGGACAGATAACGCTCATCCATCAGCGCAACGGCGACAAAATCCCCTACCCTGTAGATACCAAGATGGAGCTCAGCCGAGTTCTCTGGGAAGTTAGCAACGCAGACACCGAGAAAGCTGGCAAAGGTCGTGCGGAGCTGCAGTATTGGGTAGGCGAGACCCTTGCAAAATCCGCAATATACTCTACCCGCGTGGCACAGGCAATGGGCACAGCAAGCGAGGAAGCTCCAGAGCCTGCAAACGCATGGCTGGAGACTTTGACACAGCTCGGCAGCGATATCAAGGCAAATGCTGAGACCGCAGCCAATAGCATAGCGGCAACAGCAGAGAATGCCGCAAGAGCACAGGAAGCACAGAACAAAGCCGAGAGCGCAGCAAGCAGAGCCGAGAACGCAGCAGGTCAGGCTATGGAAGAGGCTGAAGCAAACCTTTCTGGCTATGTGGATGATGCAAAAGCAGCAGCACAGAGAGCGGAAAAAGCTGCCGAGATAGCAACGAATGCGGGTGAAGCCGCACTTGACGAAGCAAGAGAGCAGCTCTCCGTACTGGTGGGCGAGGTTGAAGCCGTGGCTGCAGAAGCATCCGAAAGTGCAGAAGCGGCAGCAGCAAGCGAGATCGCGGCAAAGAACAGCGCAACAAGTGCACAGAGCAGCGCAAGCAAAGCAGAAAGCGCACAGAGCAAAGCGGAAAGTGCTCAGAGTAAAGCTGAGGCAGCTCAGGCAAAAGCAGAGACCGCAAAAGCGGGAGCGGAGGCGGCAATAAGCTCCACCGCAAGCAACGCACAGGCGGCAGCTTCCAGTGCAAGCGAAGCCCAGAGCGCAAAAGCAGATGCACAGACCGCAAAGCAGGGAGCGGAAAAGGCTGCAAGCAATGCACAGAGCTATGCAAGCGCAGCAGAGAGCTCAAAGAACGGCGCAAAAGCATCCGAAAATGCGGCAAAAAACGCAGAAGCAGGAGCAGAAGCAGCAAAGGCTGCGGCAGAGAGAGCCCGAGACGAGGCTGAACAGCTTGCTGGCGGAGACTTCGCTACTGTACACCTTTGTTATTATGACGAGACCTACTTCGACGAGGTCAACGAGTGGTACATGAACGGCGACATTATAATGCTGTGGAATAACTATGAGCTATGGCCCCTTGTATATGCTGAGGAAGATGTGCAGTACAAATTCCGCATTGTGAACGGAGAGGCGGTCATGACCGCGACTCTGGATTACGAAGGCTGGAGCGGCAGCGAAGACGAGCCAGGCGGAACGCAGGAGTACGCACCCATAGACCACGCCGTCAACGACACGACCTATGGTAAGGGCACTATTGCTCAGTACGGACACGTCAAGCTGAGTGATGCTATGGACAGCTACGACGGCTCCACAAGCGGTATTGCAGCCACACCTCTGGCAGTCAAGACCGCATATGACAAGGCGAAGGAAGCAGCAAATGCGGCGGCTTCCCACACTCAAGCTGCAAGCACCATCACAGCAGGAACATTCGCAGGTCAGGTGGTAGCCAACGCAAGCGGACAGGCTGCGGGTACTTCGCTTCTGCGTAATAGCAAACTTGTATCTTCTGACACCAATCCCACGGTCAACGGTGAAATCTTTTGGACTTACAAATAAGGGGGTGCTTGCATGGCACATAAGACTTTGATAGACGGCACAGCCTATGAAATCAGTGGCGGCAAGACCCTTATTGATGGTACAGCGTACAGCATTGACAAGGGTAAGACACTTGTTGATGGTACTGCGTATGAAGTGAGTTTTGCGAAGCCTATTCCCGTTATTACAACAAGTTCGGTAAGTTATTCCAGTGACTATGTTGGTTTGGCATACATCGAATTTGTAGACGTTGCGGGAAAAGCTTGGAAGGTTGATTCACAGGGCGGTGTGCTTGATGTGGATGCCAGTACAGCCGCAGGAGCCCCAATTTGGGCTAATACTTTTGAAGTTCCAGCGGGTACTATCATAACTTGTTATGTAGAGTCGAAAAATTCTTACTATAAAGCCTATGTCAGCGTCAATGGTACAAAAGTGGTGAATAAAGGGGATGATGATATGACGTATGCTTATACCGTAGTTGGTAACGCAAATATCGAACTATATACCCGTGGTACAAGTACGAGTAATGCCTACGGCTATATCAAAATCACCGAAATCCCCGAAGGACAAATCACATTCACCGTTAGTGGTGAGAGATATTTTGCTGATGAAGGCATGACATGGGGTGAATGGGTGGATAGCGAGTATAATCCCGAGCATAGCGGCGGTGCTAATGTGTACGCCGTCGATGGCAACATGATTCGCAACATCGACGAGGGTCTTTATGTATGCTCACGAAGCGACTATACATTCACAAGTCCAGATATGCCTATTGTGCCGAATGGTGACTACTACCTTACAAAAGACTAATTAAAAGGAGGCAAACCAAATGACCTATATCAAAATCAACGAAACCCTTTACCCTGCTTCTATTAGCGGCAAGGTACAGGACAACGAGTGGGACAAGCGTAGCTCCAAGTCCATCACTCTTGAAATGGACTATGCAACCGCAATCAAGCTGTTTGTTGACGGTCTTGCATGGTCTATCGTTCAGCAGAACGAAGTGCCTGTCTTTGACGAGGAAGGCAACCAGATTGACGTTAAGGTTGAGGAAACCGAGTTTGACAATTCCACATATAACCTTGCAGGTGACATCACTGACCATCGTGACGGCACTATGACCGTTAAGATGGGCAAGCTCACCGACCTTGAGGAAGCCTATGAAATCATGCTTGGAGGTGCTGAATAATGAGCGCAAAAGCAAAAGCAATCAGAACTCTTTACAGAGCAAAGCGCATCACCATTGAGGGCGTAAAGCAGGCTGTGGTTGACGGCATCATCACCGAAGCTGAGTACACCCAGATTACTGGCGAGGTTTACGCATAAGCTGGCTGCTACGAGAAAGGATGATTTAAGTGAAATCCGAATTGACAGTATATGAAAAAGCATCTCCTCACAAAAGCGCGAGGAACAGCAACACAATAGACCATGTCGCCATTCATTGCGTAGTCGGTCAGTGCACTGCCGAGGCTTTGGGCGCACACTTTGCTCTGAGCACAACTAAAGCCAGCAGCAACTACGGCGTAGACAAGGACGGACGCATAGGACTCTATGTGGACGAGAGCATGAGAGCATGGACTACTGGAGGCTACGACTCCAAGGGAAACGCAATCCGAGTGAACGGCATAAGCGGCAGCGACATCGACCACCGAGCAATCACCATTGAGGTAGCTTCCGATGCATTTTCACCCTACGCCATTACTGATGCTGCATACGAGGGACTTATCAAGCTGCTTGCAGACATCTGCAAGAGATATCCCAGCATCGGCAGACTGCGCTGGAAGGGTGACAAGAGTCTGGTCGGCAAGACGGACAAGCAGAACATAGCAGTGCATCGTTGGTTTGCATACAAGAGCTGCCCAGGCGACTACATCTATGAACGGCTTGGTGAGATCGCTGCAGAAGTTAACCGCCGACTGGATGCCGAGGAAAAAGACAACACTCCTGCGGCATGGGCTGCGGAGGCAGTGAAGTGGGCTATAGACAAGGGCATCATGAAGGGCGACGAGAAGGGCAACCTTCGTCTGCGTGACAGCATCACCCGTGAGGAGATGGTGGTCATGCTGCATCGCTTTGCCAGTAAGGAGGGCAGTGCGTAATGCTACCGACTATTGCAGCGTACCTTGGCTACGTCGCAACTGTAGGCGGTTTTTTGGCGTTCCTGTGGCGTCTTTGGAAAAAGATACAGGATGTCGCTGAGGGGCAGAAAAGCCTCCTACGCAGCGAAATTATGGCTATCTACTACAGACATTGCGACGAAGCTGAGCCGACACTGCGAGAATACGAGCGCAAGACTCTCGACTCGCTGTTTGCGGCTTATGAAGCACTCCACGGCAATACATTTATATCCGACATTTACAACGACGAAATGCGCCATTGGCGCGTGACAAGCTGAAAGGAGAATAAATATGACTCAGAATCGTTTTAAGAGCTGGGCACTTTGGTGCTCTATAGCAGCTCTCGTTGTATTCTGCGTGAAGGAGTTCGCAGGCATTGACATCTCCTCCACCGTTGACGGACTTCTCAATTATCTACTGCCCGTTCTCGTGGGCTTCGGCATCATCAACAATCCTACTGACAAGAGCAATTTCTAAAGAATTGGGGGAGGGTGCTCCCCTCCCCTTCTACCTTTGAGAAGGAGTGATTAAATGGCAACAATGAACGAGGTCATTAAGGACCTTGACGAGCTGAAGCCCAACGTATACAGCGAAGAGATGAAGTTCAAGTGGATGAAACGTCTCGACGGCATGATAGCCAGCGAGATTATGGGTGAGGAAGCTCCAGAGCATATCTATCCCGATTGCATGGACGAGCCTCTGCTTGTGGGCACTCCCTACGACGACATCTACCTGCTTTACTGCTCCGCTATGGTGGACTTCCACAACAGAGAATACAACGACTACAACAACGCCGCGAGTATGTTCAGCGAGAAGCTGGAACAGTTCAAGGCACAGTACATCCGCACTCACAGCAAAAGCGGAGCGCGGAATTTTAAGAATGTAATGGGGTGAGAAGATGCTCCCTTATATGAATCAGGCAAAGAAAAACAGCAAGGAATATGTGGTCAACTTCAAGGGGCTTAACCTGGGAGAAGGCTACCAGAGCGGAGAGCTTTCCGCCTGCGAGAATCTTTCAAGCGCAGAAGCTCCTTGTCTTACCCAGAGATTCGGAAGAGTTCCAGTCAACACCTACACGAATGCCGAAGCCATTCACGTCAAGGGTGAGCTTATGGTCATCGCAGGCGGTAAGGTGATGTACGGCAACAGGGAAATAGGAAGTGTGAACGAGAAGCGCAAGCAGATTGTGAACGTCGGCAAGTTCATCATCATCTATCCCGACAAGCTCTTTTACAACACCGAGAACGGCGAGTTCGGCAGCATGGACATTCTGCACAATGCGACGAGTGCTGTGTTCACTCACAACACCATTACCGCCAATGTTGCATGGAAGTTCAAGGCGCACGATGCTGTAACCATAAGCGGCTGTACCACGTTCCCCGAAAACAACCAGTGCATCATCGTGGAGAAGGTGGAGGGTAATGTACTCACCTTCATGGACAACAGCTTCAAAGTGCATGGAGAGATTGCCGAGGGAGAGACCGCACCCACCAGCTACACCGAGGAAGGCTCACTCAGCTTCACGAGAATAGCTCCCGACCTGGACTTCATCTGCGAGAGCAACTACAGACTATGGGGCTGCAAGGATGACTACATCTACGGCAGCAAGTGGAACGATCCGTTTAACTTCCAGGTCCTCGATATGCTGGAAGATAACAGCTACAACATCAATGTAGGCACAGATGGAGAGTGGACAGGCTGCGCGGCATATTCCAGCCACATCTGCTTCTTCAAGGAGAATTACATCCATAAGCTCTACGGCAGCAAGCCGAGCAACTTCCAGCTCGTGACCACTCAAGCAAGCGGAGTGCAGAAGGGCTGCGAGAGAAGCATATGCACAGTTAACGAAATACTCTTGTACAAGGGTGTAAATGGCGTGTATGCATATTCTGGCGGCGTACCTGAGCTCATAAGCGGCAGATTCGGTATGCGGAGATTTTTCGATGCCTGCGCCGCAAGCGATGGCGACAGATACTATATCTCCATGCATGAGAATCTCGACTGGCATCTGATGGTATACGACATAGGCAAGGGAATATGGCTGAGAGAGGATGACTCCCACTGCATAGACATGGTTAATCACAACGGCTATGTGTATATGCTGATGGAGGACGGCAGGCTGGTGGCTATCTCCCAGCATATGAACGAGGAAGTGGAGTGGAGCGCGACCTTCTGTCCCTTTGACGAGACCATGAACGAGCGCAAGGGCTATAGCAAATTCCATCTTCGTCTTGAGCTTGATGCTGGAAGCTGGGTAGCCCTCGACATCAAGCGAGATATCGACAACGAATGGCAGAGGGTCTACACCCATCAAAATGAGAGAAAGCGCACCGTGAGCATTCCTGTACTGCCCGCACGATGCGACAGCGTGGAGCTCCGTCTTTCGGGAAAAGGCGGATGCAAGATACGCACCCTTATCCGCGAGTTCTTTACGGGCAGCGATGTATAAAGGAGAGTGATAATATTGGCTACCAAATACGATGACATCGATTACAACGTAGACTACCAAGCACTTATAGATGATGCTGTTGCCAAGGGTGACTACGCGACTGCAGCCAAGAATGAACAACTGCGAAATCAGAAGATAGAATACCTCAACGCCAACGGCACGAACAAGTGGGGAGCTACTACTACCAACCTTTACACTCAGTACCTCCCCATAGGTGATGATGGAAGCGGCGGCGGTAACACTTTGCAGGATGAAAACATTGTGACTCCCTCTGTTACTCCCGACATGACCTACCCCACCATCGATATAGAGGAGATTCTGGGAATGGTGGAAATTCCGACAGAGAACAGCTACTCCCAGCTTATGGATGAAGCCCTCAATGCAGTGCTTAACCGCGATCCATTTTCCTACGACCCCAACAGCGACCCCCTTTGGCAGCAGTACATGAGCACCTACACCAGAGAGGGTAACAGAGCGATGCGCGACACCCTCGCAGGTGCTGCAAGCGGCGCAGGCGGCATGAACAGCTACGCTCTGGCTGCGGCTCAGCAGGCTAACAACTACTACATGGCTCAGATGGGAGATAAGCTGCCTGAGCTTTATAAGTTGGCATACGATATGTACATGGACGAGGGCGACACGCTTATGTCCAACTTCGAGATGGTCAAAGGGCTCTATGACACCGACTATAACCACCAGATGGATGCACTTGCCAACCAGTGGGAAAAAGCGGGTCTCCTCCTTGACTATTGGGGCACTTCTCTCGACGAATTCTGGAAAGACAAGGAATTCGACACCAACGAGCTCTGGAAGCAGAAACAGTGGGAGCAGGGTCAGAGAGAATGGGAATACGGAGTCCAGGAAGACCAGAAAGCCGAGCAGGACGACGAATACAACAGGATTCTGGAGCTTATCGCGGCTGGCGCAGTGATTGATGAGGAAACTCTTAAGAGCGTAGGTCTCACCACCGACATTATGAACGACATCCGCGAAACACTTGGTCTCGCTCCCGTGAGCGGCACTACTGTCACTCCTACTGGTAACGGAAATGTCGGCAGCTATGGCGGCTATGATTACAGCAACGGCGGCGGTAACTACGACAACGCAGGTCTTGACCGAAAGACTGTCGAACAGATACAGACTCTGTACGGCGCAGGCGTAGATGGACTCTGGGGCGAAGAAACCACCAAGAAAGTTGGCATGACTGCGGCTGAATGGGTAGCTAAGTACGGCACTGGTGTTCCCGATGGTGATGACGAAACTATCGACCTCGGCGCAGACGATAGCTACTACGGCAAAGGCGAGCTTACCGAGGCTCAGATTAAGGAGATGCAGGCTTACTACGGCACTCCTGTCGATGGTAAGTGGGGACCCAACTCCGTTAAGGCTGCAGGCGGTCTTGATGTGATGGCGGCATGGGATAATTATCAAGAAGAAAAGAAACTTGACAATTCCATTATAGGGCTGAACATTGGTCCCGTGAGCCCCGACCTCGTAAGAACTATTATGGAGTTTGGTGGCATCAAGGAAGTCAACGGCAAGCTCGTATGGACAAACGGCTGGAGTGCAGGCAACTGGGAGAAAAAACTGGCTGCCGCAAATAGGACAGGAAACCTGGGACTATTCAAAGGGACTCTATCATACTGAAAGCAGGTGAGGTAAAATGGCATCTTTGACCGAAAGACTTTACGCCAGAACGACACGGGGCAAAAAAGAGGATGAAGACGAGCGCAAGATAAAAGCTGGCATCGTATCCGCCCCAGGCTACCGAGTCGTTGCTAACAAGAAGAATGAGAGCTCCGTTCCCTCCGAAAAGAAAGAGACGGACTCAAAGACTACACCCGAAAAGAAAGAGACGGACTCAAAGACTACACCCGAAAAGAAAAGCCTCACCGAAAGGCTTTACGCAAGGACTACAAAAGGTCAGACTGGAGAAACCAACACCCCCAGAATGATTATATCCAACTCCCCCGCATATACGCGGGGGAGTCGTGAGAGCGCAAGACAGAGTTTTTACGTTCCTACAAGGGATTTCACCTCCCAAGAGGAGTATGACTCCTGGCGCAGCTCCATCCGCAGCAGCGAAGAAATTAAAGCTGAGATGGAGGAGGTCAACAAAGCTCTCAAGGATAACAAGTGGGCTCAGTGGGGGCTTGCCTACGGCGGTAACGGCGAGGCATGGCACGAGAAGGAAAAAGAGCAGGCTGAGCTCCGCGAGAAGTACAAGCTGCTGAGTGAAGAGCTGGAATACTCCAACTACTTCGCTTACGGAGATCTCTCCAAGAACGCAGACTTCGCACAGAAGAGCGTTGCTGGAGAGAGCCAGCTTGGAACAAACCTCTGGCAGAGACTCCAGGACAGCGATATTGAGAAAGCCTATGAGTACATCAACAACATAGGCGGCTATCGGGATAATCTTGTGGCAGCAGGTGAAGCCGCAGGCACAAGCGCAACTCCTCAGTTCGATGCCTACAACTACATGAACGAAGAGCAGAAGGCTACCTTCAACTACATCTACCACACTCAGGGTGGAGAAGCTGCTCAGAAGTATCTGGATTATATCACCGACTCTCCCCTGCTTGGAGAGGGAGCTCTCAATTATCAGCATGGACAGGAGATAGCCGAGGGACTGAATACCGACTTCCAGAGAGCGGCTTATGGTCTCAGAGCAGGTATTGACCAGTTCAGCACTGGCATGGGAGAGGTTTTCGGCAAAGGAACCGCACCCACTTCCGCAATTCAGTATGCGGGACAGGCTGCCAAGGATGAGCTTGGCAAGGTGGGACAGTTCATCTATGATGCAGGCGCAGTTACTGGCAATATGCTTCCTTCTATCCTGCTCTCCACCGCTACCGCAGGTTTTGGCGCACCCACTGCTGTAGCTGGTCTCGTGGGCTCTGCCACTCTCGGTGCATCTGCAGGCGGAAACGCATATAACCAGGCTATGAAAGAGGGATGGGCTCCCAGCGAAGCCAAATCCTACGGCGCACTTGTGGGTGCATCCGAAGCCACCTTGCAGTATGTACTCGGTGGTATCGGCAAGCTGGGCGGAACGGCAACTACCAAGGTACTGACAAAGGTCAGCGCAATAGACAATGCTCTTGCCCGTATCGCAGCTACTGGAGCTGTGAAGATAGGCGGAGAAGTCACCGAGGAGCTGCTGCAGGAATTCCTTGAGCCTGCTATCCGCAGTATCATTCATGACGAGAAGTACGACTCTCCCGAGGCTAAGGACCTCATCTACACCGCACTTCTCACCGCATTGACCACTGGTCTCATGGAAGGTGGCGGCATCGCAAGCGCAGCACAGAACAAGTCCGTGACTCCTGGCATTACCGAGTATGGCAAAGGAATGGACTTCAACAAGGCTGATGAGGAGACCGTCAAGGCTCTTATCGAAGAGGGACTCGCCAGCGAGGAGAACACCGCAAGCCATCAGCTTGCTCTTGACCTCCAGAAGAGACAGGAAGCAGGCAAGAAGATAAGCGGTCACAAGCTCGGCACTCTCTACCAGGCGAATGAAGAAGCTATCGCAGCAGAGGAGCAGGCTCGGAGAGAGCGCGAAGGCACTCCCGAAGAGCAGGCTGCATCCAGAGCCACTGGCTACGGCAAACACGGCAGCAAGCTGTTTGTTGAGCTCGTACAGGAAAAGGGCATGGATATGGAAACCGCTCAGAAGGCTATGCAGGTAGCATACGAGCAGGGTCTCACCAACTCTCTGGGATATGCAGCCAAGGACATCAAGGACATTACTCAGCAGAGAGCATACAAGGCTGGTCAGCAGGATGCTATCCTCGACCTTGCCGAGAGACAGAAGAAGGCTCCCACCATCCGCACCGACGCAGGCTTTGATATGGAAGGCGCACCCTCCGACCTCACCAATGAGGACAGAGCTTTTATGGAGCTTATGGCTAAAGCATACGCCGTTAAGGGTACATGGGGAGAATCCACCGAGAGCGAGTCTTTCGACGGCAAGATAGACGGCAACGGACTCGTGACTCTGTCGAGAGACCTTGGTATCAGTGAGGCAAAGCTCAGAGAGATAGGCGGTCCCGCTCATCTTCGTAAGATTGCCAACATAGCTCAGGAGCGTAAAAAGAGCTTCATAGGTGTTGTTGCTCACGAGATAAACCTGCATCGCATGATGGAGCTTGCTCCCGAAGAGGGTCTTGCTTTCGTCAATGCAATGTATGCTCACCAGAGCAAGAACAGACCCGACAGCATCGGCACTCTTGCCCAGGCGAAGCGCGAGAGCTACATGGGAAGCATCAACATTTCCCTCGCTATGGAAGAAATCTCTGCCGACACCATTGTCGATATGTATGGCGGCATGAAGAATTACCGCGAGGCTATGGAGCGCATCCTCACTGGAAACGATGAAAAAGCCAAGAGCGGCGCAAGGACTTTCATTGAGCTGCTGAAGGACACCGTTGCAAGATTGAAGAGAGTGCTTGCCAGACTCACAGGCAAAGCCAATGTACAGGCAAGAGACGAAGTTCGCACAGCGATCCGTGAGAACGAGAAGCTCATTCAGCTCTTTGAGGAGGCTCAGAAGGCTGCGCTGAGGAATGTAGCCAAGGCACAGCAGAAAACCGCACAGAGTGCAAAAAATGAGGCTCAGGTGAAAGCTGAGGCAGCATCCATGAAGGATGGCGTACTGACTCGCACCACCGATGCGGACGGCACTACAGTTCTGACCACTGCCAACGGAAATCCCGTGGCGCAGATGGACGAGAACGGCAGCGCACTCTTCTCTCTCAAGACCTATGATTCCTTCGGCAGAGCCGAGCTGAAGAGATGGCTCGACCTCCGCGTAAGCAAAAATCAGCTCGACAAAAACGATGCTGCGGACATCGTAAGACAGCTCGATGAGTATTACGAGATGTGCCAGCAGTTCAAGAAGAAGTATGCTCCCTTCGGCGCATGGAGCGATGCCTCCGTTATCACCGATGACAAGGGCAAGCCTGTATTCTCTGTGGTAAAAGCCAACGGCGAATATGCCATGAATCTGGACTTTAGCCTTGTCTGCAAAAAGCGCAGGACTTTGGATGCAGTATTCAGAGAGATGATTCGCAGAGGCATCATGAACAATGTTGACCTTGAGGAAGCGGACATTGCCAAGATAAACGACATCATCCGCGAGAGCGGCTTCGAAACCGCCTGCGCTCTGTGCTTCGTAGACTCCAAGCGATACAGACAGGCAAAGGTAGCGGACACCTTCGTTACTCAGTACAACGATATGGTGAAGATGCTGCTTCCCGAAGGCGGAGACGTGAAAGTTCACTACTTCGACTTCGTGGAGACTGGACACTACAAGAATGCTGGCACTGGTCTGCATACTCTGTCCAATGCTCAGCTCCGTGATGGCATTGAGAAGCTGAAGCAGGTCATGAGGGAGAACGGCAGCAAGACCGTTCCCTACAAGATTGCCAAGCATCTCATGGAGAATCCCCAGGACCGTAGATATGTCAATCGTGGCGAATTTATGAACACCGACGGCTTTGAGAATCTGAAGGTGAAGAATCCCGATGTGCTG